GCTATAGAAGCTCAGACTTCATTGAATACATTCAATAACATTCAAAGCTTCCAAAATCAAGCAAAGGGGTTTATACCCAACTTTGCTGGTGGTAATTTGACAACAAGTGAAGCCGCTGGAATATTGCATGCTGCCGCTAGAGAAAAGAAAGCAATGCCTAATGGTGCTCAATTAGCTGTTGCAAATACTCGTGAAGCAATTATACCTATGTATCACAACTTTGCAGGCGGAAATGATACTGGAACTTCTATTGCTGCAAGCATCAATAACATACGTAGTATCGATCAAACAATGGTTGCTGCTATTGCCCGTTCTGTTACTAATTCTCTTTCACAGCTTAAAGCTGGTGGAAGTAATGAAGACGCATTAGACAAAATTGCTGGATTATTAACAGATCTTAATGGCAGTTTAAATCAAGTGCGTGATTCTAATTTGGCTATTAAGACAAATACCGCCGGTCTTACTACGACAACAACTGGAAAGACTACAGGGGTCGCTGCTCCTGCCGGTCAAGAGATTAAGATTACGCTCCAAACAAATCAGAACAATACCGTTCAGATTACGGGGCTTGAAAATCTGCGTGATCAATTAAAGCAAGCTCTTGCAGAAACAACTAATAAGCAAGTTGCACAACAGCTTGAAACTTTGATGGTTCAATTAGATCCAGTATTCCAAGCATTGAATGAACGTGGTCTTATTAACTCATTTGGACAGTCGAGATAAATATGGGAGACTTAATTTCTATAGTTAGTCGTCCGCCTCAATCAGCAGTTGAGGTATTCTATAATGGTGCTAAGATAGTGCCCGCTCCATTAATTGAATGGGCCGTTGAATCACAATTTAGAAATGATGGAAGTCGTGTAGATAATATCAATCGACTTACATTGACAGGTACAACGCTTATTGTTCCATCTGGTAGTTATGAACAGATGTATGTAAAGCAACAAGCTTTACGCGATACATTTTCAGTTGATTATAAAGACCTTGTTATATTGGCTGGTCCAGGTAATAGAACACTGCCATTTGGTGCAATTATTTCTTCTGGATTGCGTCCAAGAGTTAATAGTATAAATATTGCCCCAGATGTACAAGTTACAAGATTTGATTGGACTGTTGAATTACAAGATCTTATTGCTGCATCTGGTGTTAGTGGCGTTACTTCTAGTCTAAGTAATCAATGGTCATTTAGAGAAGATCAAGATAGCTGTACACTTAAGGTAACTCACCAAGTAAGTGCTGAAGGCGTCGAGGGGGAATCTGATAAATTTTATCAGGCAATGGCAGCAGTAAAACCATTACTTGGTATAGACAAACTACCTATCGATATTCCATATTTTGCCCAACCAAACTTCTCTGGTTTGTTTGGAATGACACATCCTTCAAATCCTGCTGGTGGCCCTGTATTTGAAGTGTCTGTACAGCGTGAAGAAGTTGCTGATATAGCAAATGGTAGTTATTCTGTTACAGAACAATTTACCATAGTAAGTGGAGTGCCATTCTATTTTACTTCTAAAACTGAATCATTTGAAGAAGATCAGAATGGTATAGCACAAGTTACTATTGCTGGAACCGTACAAGGACTTGGACGCACATTAACACCATTAGATGCAGAAGGTGGAGTTGGATATTTCAGAGCCGCATCTGGTTTTGCTAATTATGTAAGACCTCAATTACCATGGACCGCATCTGGTATATATGGTAGATTTAAGATTGGTAGTGGCGGTGCTGGTGGTAGCGGACTTGCACTTAATAATCCTACGGCATTTTCTATATCTCAAAATAAATGTCATGGCTCTATTGATTTCTCTATTACTTATACTGATAATCCCGCAGCATATCTTCCAAGTGGTATTGCTAGCAGAACATGTAATGTTAATGTTGTAGAAGGAACAAGAATACAAGCCAGCCACGCTATTCCATTTCGTCGTCTTGGAAGTATTATTCAGGATATTAAGACAACTACAGATGGTTCAATTAGTATTCAATGTCAGGCCATTGCTAAAAATACTGGCAATACAAACAATGATACTAATTTAGCGATTCAATTTGTACAAAGCGAACTAAATAGATTGAAGGCTATATATGCTAATCCAGCTAATTATATCACAATTCGTATTGTTGGCTTGAATCAACAAAATAATGATATTGATCGTAGTTGCAACGCTACATTAGAACTTGCATTTACTGTTGATCTAGCAACAGTACAGACTCTTGGTTCTACTATTACATTAAGGACTTTGTGATATGGTAAACTTTCCCTCAGTAGAATGGATTCAACAAAGTTTATCTATTGATCCATCTGGATTTCGTCATCTTAAACAAGTAGTAAATGGCTATATTAGAAACATTGATACTAGTGCTGGTGGTGTTTTAGATTTTGGAAATATTAATACTACAGGATCGGGTGCTATAAGTGATACGAAATTAGCATATGCTCGTATTTCAAGCATGGGTGATGCAAGTGGTGTTTATAATATGAGATTTTTCTTAACCAATACATCTGCATTTACTGCTGGTGTTTCTAGATTTTTGGAAAGAAAAAGTCTACATTTCATTCCTAATTTGTCTTTAAATTCTAGTGCAGATAATACTCCAACAAATGTGCCCACTAATACAAATTTTTCTGGTACAATACAAACACCATATTGGCAATCAGGTCAACCATGGATGAGTGGAATATTAGATATAGATGTAAGTCAATATGTATATTTAGCAATAGAGGCAAATGTTGCTGTGCCTATTGGAACAAAAGGTGGGGCTGGGGCTGGTACATTTAGATATAGATTATTATATGACTTCAGCTAACGATATTGTATTACGAAAGAATGGAGAGCCAGAAGAAAAACAACTTCCTGCTGGCATCTACGTTATTACATTTGATAATAAAGTGATATTTGCACGACGTTTTGCTGGACGCTTTATGCCAGTGTCAGCAAAGGAACAAGAAGAACTATGTCAACAATTTCGCCTTTAATACGAATTTTTGCTTGGGATGTTGCTGAAATAGCAAGCCCTGTTGGGAATCGTAATATTCCTGGTGGTTCATTTGCTTTCAAATATATGGTAGCATCTGGATGTCAAATAGCAGATCCTATGAATCCAGGAACAACTTCTGGTACTTTAATATTTGAAGGTACAAAATTTGATTTAACCTCTACTCCATTTCCTTCTCACTTAGCATCTAAACCTGCATGTATTACATTTAATCTTGCTAATAGTGGTGTTGGTGTTTCAGACATGGGGTTGTTTCTTATAGACGATACAGCTTTAAAGCCTGGAATTTGGAATGGCTGTGGCCCAGGTTTTGTTCAGTATGCACCTAGTGGAAATCTTTGGAGATACAACCTTACTCTTTCCTCAGGTTCAGTACAAAGATTGACGACGACTATTCCAAGCACACAAAATGTACATCGCCAAGATGGGCGTCCTGCTTTGGTTGGACAGGATGATTTAAACTCATCTGAGTTTGTATATATGAATCTCATTTTGCCATTCGGGTTTCCGTTTGGAGGTTTTGGTGTTTGTGGATCTGGATTATTACGTTTTGGATTAGTGTTTAATTACTTCTCTAATGACTACCTTCTAACATTTTAGTGTATTCTAGTTTGGGTCTTGATACCCAACTAGTCAAACGTTTGATCTTCAAGGAGGCCAATATGGCAACATTTAATTTTACAAGCAGCACTAACAATGCCAACATTGTTTTGTGGAGCTTAGACACAAAGCTTGAAACGCATACAGATCGTAAGTCTGGATCGTTTGCTCGCGGTGCTCTAATCGACTCTGTGAACAACCTTGGTGTTGGTGTATCTGCTGGCGAGCCATTTACTCTGCTTAGCTGAGTAATTGATAGCCTGATATCGATGAGGCCCGTCCAATGACGGGCCTCGTTTTTTAGTGTAATTCTCTTTTGAGACATAGCTATTTTGGCTTAGTCTTTGGTGTAAGGATTAAACTATGGTAATTGCTTCGTTCGAATACGAGGGCAATATAGGCTCTCTCAAAGTGCTCACGCATTTTGATTCTACGCACGTCATTAGCTGCACAAAGCAAGACGGCGAAACATTCCGTTTGGGTGGAACAGCCGTAAACGAAGTTATGATTCATGAAGGAGTGATACTTAACCTTCCTCTTTCTATTTTTCGAGCTTTTATATCTAACGATAATTTTATTGAAGGAAAAGGAATTTTATCTCCAGAAAATTGGACAGAGGCAGATTTGCATTGCTATGTTCATGAATATTATCCATTAGACATGGAAGGTAAAACTACTCAATGGTTTATAGCTAGTCGTCCGCTACAAAATGCACATCATATTTTTGTTAACCTTGACATTTTAGATGGTGGTGGAAATGTTATTAAACGTTATAGAGTTTCTCCATTCACTGGCGATTATGTAATCATGGAATACAATGGCTAATTTTCTAAATGATGGATCGCTAATTGGACTCTGGCCGCTTAATGAACCTAGCGGTACTCCGATCTTTTTGAATTACTCTCCAGCTAGATCTCGTCAACCCAGTGGTATTTCATTTGACTTCCATGTTGCACAAGCTGAAAGTGAAGCTCAAGAACAGGTAAAGTCTGTATGGCCAGGAACAGCAAGTGTATTTAATCCTGAATCTGGTGTAACATACAATGGTTATATGGTTCAAGGATATTGGAAACTTGGTGCTGACTCTTCGCCATATAGTAAGTATCTGGTAATGGGAAATGGATGCTCTCAAAGCAGAGAACAAACATTAGCTCCCAACGTTGTTAATAGTGGAATTACTGTTGGTATTTGGGTTTATCCTAATAGTAATGGATATTTAAATTATTATGCTGATGCCAATGGTGCATTTGATATTAATATAGAAGCAGTACGTTGTCATTGCTTATTTACACAAAAATCATTCAACTCTACAGGTGGGTGGCAACTTGGAGTTTCTGGCAGTTTGAATGGTGGAGCCCAATTTAATTCTGTTGTTGATAATAATCAACTAACCGCTTTTCTAAGCATAGACAAAAATAATGCCACACCAACGCTTATTCGTACACCAATTGAATCAGGATGTTATACACACTTAACATTTACCTTCCGCTACATTAATGGATTAGCAGACGAAATTGTTCTTTATAAGAACGGTCGTTTGGCCGCAAGTGGAACAGTCTCCACAGCCGCAGGCGGTGGCAGTTCAACAAGTCTTGGTAATGCAACACTTATTACTCGTGCTCTTGCTATTGGCGGTGGTAATAATGTTGGTTCTGATACCAATAACTATAATGGCACATCTGGATGGAACCATTTAGTATCTGGTGCATACTTATTTAGACGTGTATTACATGAGGGTGAAATTCTTGATCTACATAATGGTTCAACACTTCAACCATTGGAAGATAATATAAAACATCCCATTAAGGTTGAACTAACAGATTCACAATTACTGGCATATTATCCATTTAGATCTGTTGGATATGCGGATGTAACAAAAAATCATAGACCATTACTTGCTCCTAAAGATGAAGGGCCTACTGCTCATTATGTTCCTGTTCCTGGTCCGTATCGTGCTGGTGCATTATTACAAAATGGCACGAATACTGCTGATGGTATCACAACGAGCAGTGGTCTATTATATGATATGTTGAATTCTCGTAGTTGGACAATTGGTGTTATAGCTGGACCAACTACTAATCTTGGTCGTCCCCACAATATGATTTTTTCTATGGGATCTGTTTCAGCCGTTGGTGCTGGAGCACCAACAGCAGTAAGTGCATTTTCATTTGGTATGGCATTGACAGAAATAAATACTCCAAATAGAATGCGTTTCTCTGCTTATCCATTAGGAAACATAGTGGACAACGTTTTTAATATCGATGGTGCAACAAGCGGCTTTTTCCGTGGCGTATCGCATCATTATGCCGTTGCTTATGATGATGGAACAAGGGGAATTGCACTCTATCTGGATGGCCATCTTCAAGGAAGTGGGACAATAGCATTTTCACTTACCGACCATCTTATTAAACTTGCTGGTAGTGGATTCCCGCTTATGTTCACTAATGGTATATCAGATTCAGTTGTTGACAGTACATCACACGGAGTGAATGCTGCTGGTGGCCAAGATATGTTGTTTGGTCCTGTATTGATTATGGGACGTGCATTGCTTCCAGAAGAAATTATGTATGTGGCACAAAGTGGAATTGATACAACAGCTACATGGCGTACACCATATGATCCACGTCTACTTGGTTATTGGCCATGTTCAGATTATAAATTAGATGATGTTATTGTTGAAGATCGTGCTAGACCATGGAACGAGTTTCCAGGAAATCTTACTCGTGGCGAAACAACAACAAAATGGAGTGCATATTATGGTAATATTGGCATTAATCCATTCAATACACGCACTACACCAGCGGCACTAGATAGCTATGGCGTTCTTGGAATTACATCTGGTATTTTCGGTGTACATGGATTGAGTCCTGGAACCGCAAACGTTGGTGATGCACTTTCTGCTAGATCTTCTATTAGCAATTTTACTCAAAGATATAAACCAGTAAATGAAAGAAATAATACGACTCCACAAAATATTATTGGAGAATTTGTTCTTGGATTTGAAGTTACACCTAGTGGAACCATACCATCTACACCATTTGGATTAACTGGTGATAATACCAAGTTTGAATTCAATTCAACACTATCTTTGTACGGAAATTTAGCTGATAGCTCTAGTGATGGAGAGTTGCGTTCTTTCTTGACAACCGTTAATGCTGGCCAAGGTTCCGGCATAACCATAGTATTTGCTTCACGAACAGGAACATTTTCGGCAGCTAATTATGTTGGTCTTGTATCTGGAGTATTGCCATTTGGTATTCCAAGCAAAATTCTTTTCCATACAAAATTTGACGCTCCATATAATGTTGCAGCCGATACTGCTGGTGTAACACCAGTTGGCGTATCTTTATATATTAATGGCGTATTGGTTCAAAGACGCCGTTTAACTGCTGCGACAGCTAAAGTTTGGGTTGATGCTCTTCCAGATAGTACCGGAGATGACTTATTATTGGAATTTGGTGGAGAAGCTGGTAATGATTCGATAGCTACTAAGATATCAAGAGACGGTGGATTAGGCGATATTTACATGCGTGAAATATTCCTAATGCGTGGAGTTTTTGAAAAAGGAGAAGTTGAAGCATTAGCAACAAGTGGTATTCAAAATCCAACTATTGCTGGATACACATCTACACTATCTAAAACACAAGTTAACATTACAGACGCTTCATTACAAGGATACTGGAGATTCAATGGTCTTGATGGTGGCGGTTCTGGAACTACGGACTTGAGTTTGAAAGCTCATCATCTAACTCCATTAAGTGAACAAAAGAATAGAGCTGGTGCATCAACACAGGCGTCACGTTCTTTCAAATTCTTGCCAGGACCATTAAAGAATTCTGATTTATTAGTTCAATGCAGTGGACTAAGTTACACTGGCTCATCTGCTGGTGCAGCAAGTATTACTCCACCATTTGCTGTTTCGGGCAACGCCTTTAATAATCCTCAAGATGGTTTTTCTGTTGGTTTCTTGATAGCTAAGAGAACTACTCCATCTGCAAGTACGGCTGAATCTTTATTGACATATGGTATAGTTGGCGAAAATACCATTACTAGTACAACTAATGATTTCAATAGAGGGTGGAATATAGTTACCGATCAAGGTAATGACATCAAAATGGTTATGTCTTTTGGTGGTAATGGTTATCTTGCTAATACAAATAATGCAGCACAATCTGGTCAAATAGTATGTGGAACATTTGAAGCAGATAGTATTTATGAAGACTTAACACGTTTTGGTTATTTGTTTGGTATGCCTAGACCACCTAGATTAGACTTTTGGAGTCATGCCTGCTGGACATATAATGCTACACAAAAAGTATTGAAGTGTTACATCAATGGACAAGAAGTAGATAGCAAGGATGTCAAATTTGCTGTTGATCCATTGAATGGTGGTCCTGCATCTGGACTAAATCCAATAGTTCCAGTAAATCCAGCAGCCAGAATGATAACCTTCTTTTCTCCTTCGAACGCCTCACCATGGGATTTCAGTGCATCTAGTTTGAATGATGAGAATTCTGTAATTACAGACGTTTTCTATTTCTCAAAAGCATTGACCGAACCAGAAGTTCGTTATATAGCAGAGAATGGAATTGATGGTGCAACTGGAACCGTTTGTAGTGGCATTATAGGTGGATACATTCTAGGATCTGATGTAGCATCTGGTATCATTGGTGGCTATAATAGAGGATTAGATACAGTATCAGGTATTATTGGAGGTTTGAATTTTGCGGCATTTGATGTATCTGGTATAATTGGTGGATATGTTTCTGGTGTAATTTTTCAAACTGATGTATCTGGTATAATTGGTGGTTATATTCGTGGTTCCGATGCCGCATCAGGAATAATTGGAGGATTTATTCGTGGATCTGACATCGTTAGCGGTGTCATTGGTGGATATATAATTGGTGGTCTTCGTAATAGTATGCAATTTGATGGCAGCTTTGTTGTACAAGCTTTTGCCGCCAAAGATTTTGATTCTCAATTAACAATTCGTAAAACAGTATCATCTGATTTTGATGCTAAGGTTGTTATTTTCCAAGCAGAAACAGGACCAATAGTAGATATAATTGTTCCTAGTTCAACAGTTAGTGGTATTATTATGCCACAAAATCAATACTTTATTGGTGCCGCGTCTGGAACTCAGGGCAAGACAATAACACAAACACGCTGGACATTTGGAGATTTGACACCTACAGTAAGTGTTGCTGAAAGTGGAGCAGGTCTATATCCCGTTCAACATTATTATGCGGCTAGTGGATTTTTTATTGCGAAATTTGAAGCTATAGATTCAAATGGAATTCATGGATCTGCAATACGTATTATTAATGCTACTTCTGGAATTAGCCCTGTAATTGTTAGTCTATCTGGCGTTCCTCGTTCTGGAAATACTGCCTTGACGGTTGATTTTACAACCACAATAGATCAATTGCCCATTGGCGTTGCAATAACAGCAAGTCTTTTGAATTTCGACGATGGACAATCTACAATTACATTCAATCCAACTCATGTTTATACTGAGCCAGGAATATATAAACCAATTTGGGTTGTGCGTGATTCTCGTGGTGTAATTTGGGGTGATTCATTAGCGGCTGGTAATGATTATCTATCTGGACAATAAAACATGGGTGGAATAATAGTATCTAATGGCATAGTAGTTAGCGGAGTTGGAGTTCCGTTAAATGGAATTGCATGGCCCTCAGGACAATTTGGTTCTGGTATTCCTGGTTCACAACTATGTGCATTCCTATCATCAGCCAATGCTACATTTGGTTTCAATGTTAATCCACACAATCTTCAAACAGAATGGATTCCATGTGGAGACGCAGATTCATTTCATGGTGCCAGTGGACAATTGCCAGAAATTGGCAAATCATTAGAAGTTTTTATTGGTGATTTTTATTTCCGTGGTAGTGTTGTACACTCTGACTATACATCAAGCGTTGGTGGAACTATAGTTAATGTTGTTCTTGAAGATGATCGTAGAATACTTAGAAGAGTAAAAATACATACAGAAGATTTAGGACAAAGTATTCCAAGCGGCATTGTGTCTGTTGCAAGAGCATTCCGTATTTTGAATGGTCTTGAAGACATAAATGGCAATCCTTCTGAACCGCTTGTAAAGGAATATGATCGTATTCTACAATTCGGTGGTACATATGCACAAATTTTGGCGGCAATTGATCTAACATATAATGAAGGCAATTGCTTTATTCCGATATCTATTCTACCAACAGTAGAACAAATTGAAAAAAATATCGGTGGAACTATTTCTGCAATAAGATTCCAATTCAATTTGGACACCCTTGATGAGGTTCTTTCTCGTATTCTACTAGATACCGGATATGACTGGTATTGGAATATGGATGCACAAAGAGTTAATCTTATCAATAAAAAGGTTGTATTTGATATTTCTGAGTCTGATATACTTAATCTGGTATCCCAATTTGGAAGTGTTTCTGGATTAAACGAAACAAAACAAATTGGATTTGGTCAAGACGTTGTTCCAGATCCAACTCGTTTCCGTGTAATGGGAGGTCACCAAGAGGGCTTCGTCAATTCAGAGCTTTTAAGTCCAATAGATGGATTAGATACATCTGCACTTGATGGGCACGTTGTATTTGCCAAAGCATGGGATAAGCTAAGTATTGGATTTTATGACGCGGACGGATTCTTCCGCACATACATTCCTACCGAAAAAGAACTTCAACTGTCACTTGGTGGTATAGAACAGTGGACATATTATAAGATTTATCAAACAGCAAGTGGAACCGCAAACCCACCAGGATATGGATTACCTCCTGACGCTGGATCTATTGCCGCACAAGATCCGTCGTTTCAAAGTCGTCTTGATCCAAACATGCCAATTGCTGGCATGGCAACTGGTGCTGCTGAATCTGGCATAAGAGTTATTAGTAATCGTAGAGATCAAGATCAAAATTGGGTTCTTGATTTTTACAATAGAGTACATGATCATGCATCGCGTCATTATGGACGTTCTTATGTTGTTCAAGGATTATTATATAATGAAGCTTCTGGACTTTTCCAGCTAATTGATGCTGCATGGGCTAATGTTGAAAATCAAGTAGAGGGCTATACATTATCACCATCTGGAACTGTTACTGCCAGTGGTGTTTTTTATGAAGACTATGAAATTAATCGTGCTCTTGGTCCTGTTAGTCCATTCGTAACTCAAGATTTTCGTATTCGCGGATATTGTGTTCTTCCAAAAGACACTGTATATGGTCCATTTGGTGTTGATAATCCAGCAAGTTTTGCCAACTGGACAGAAGATGCACCTCCATTTAATCCAAGTGGTGATGGTAGACACTATATTCCCGTTACATTACAAGATGTTGGAGAACGTGTTATCGATCCACATAGCGAAGCAGATCTTTATGGATTTGAATCTTACCCTAAAGGAACTCTTCTATGTCAATTACCAATTAATGCTGGTCCATCTGGTGGTATAGTTAATGATGGAGTTATTTTCAACTTAGCAACAATGCTTACAACGGTCAACAATTTGACTGGATCTGGTCTTGTTGACATTATTAATCCGGCACAAGTTCTCAATGTATATGATTCACTTTCAGGCGTTGCTATTCCAGTACAATCACGTTTACGCTATGGACAAATTTATCCAAGTCAATGGGTATTGGGCAGCATTCACTATGAAAGACATGAAGATGTACAACTAGACGATCAGTTTGTTCCTTGGGCATTTTCACCAGAAGGAAATCAAACATCGCTTCAGATTATGACGGATCGAGCAATTCGTCGCGTTCAAGGAAAGATCGTACCAAATAGCTCTTCTAGATATTCTGATTTCCAGCAAATTGGATTACCTCTATTGTCTTTTGATTCATTCGCAGAACAAAATATTGGTCCATCTGGATTATATGGCGAAATTTCTCATGGTGTTAGTGAACTTAATATTGGATTTAGTATTGAAGGATTTGTGACACGTTATAAGATTCAATCTTATTACCCTAAATTTGGACGTGAAGCTCCTCTTGGAGAGAGAGTTCGTGCTCAGCTTAATGGTATTTTGAATCCAATTGACTTTGTTGATTTGGAATTACTAAATCCAAATCCTGGTGTTCCTAATAATCCATTGCTTCCTGGTGATACATCTGCACCACCAATCTTTTTTGATGGCGAACAGAATGCTATTCGTGTAACGATATCAGAGATAAATAATGTCTTCACTCTTTCAAGTTTAGCTGGAGCCGCTGTAGACGAACGTTATCGTGGTATAGATCAGCATAGATATTTGAAACCACCACTAGCACTAAGCTCATCTAATATTGATTTTAGAGAAGGTGCAATTTGTATTGATGGATTCTTGAACATTGGTGATCAAGCTATATATCATACTGATGAATATAGGCTACCAAATGGACATTTGGTTGTTAGATTCTTTACCCAGGGCAGACCATTTGCTAATGGAACAATAGTTCAGATTGCTCGTATTAGCACTGTTAATCCAGCTAATTATGATGTTACTATTATAGATCCAACAGCATCTCTTCATGGAACTGTTCGTGCTATTTTTGATTTACCAGTATTGAATGGTACGGTTAATGTTGGAGATAGAACTACACTCGCTGCACAAGGTGATGCAATTGTTAAACCTGGAAATGCAAATGGAACCATATTTGTTAATGGTACAACATCTTCGGCAGCGGGTATTACACCAGTAGAGATTATTTCATTAAGTAATCAAGGTTTAACAACAGCACGAGCATCTTGTAGAATACTTGATATCAATGGACAAGTTTCTTCATCTGGTAGTTTATTTACAAATGTTGTTCCAATTCCATTCGCACAATTTGCTGCATCAGGTGATAGAGGTTATCTTGCCACAGCAACAGTTCCAAGCGGTTTGTTTGGAGGAACAGCAGCGGTAAACTTTATTGAGATAGTGAAACCAGCATTTGCTAGATTCGTATAATGGTACTACAGTCAGGTACAATACCTTATGAATATGCAAATCGTGGACATAGATTTGCGTCCTTGCCAATTCCTATTGGTATTTCTGGTGTTTTGCTTGAACAAGCACAATTTATTATTACGGCAGAAATAAGAAAATGGAACAAATTATCTGCTGGTGGCAATCATTTTTTATCCGATTTTAATATATATGTAAATCCGATCATTGCTCCTTCCGGTCCATATGAACCAAAGATAGATGGATCAACTCTTGGTAATACATTTTATCCTGCTGGTGCATTTATATTGGATCATCTTGAAGAAACAAGAATTGCACTCAATACACTTTTTCAGATTTATGATAATGATACTGATTTAGATCAATATGAATATCGTGCCGCATGGTTACAGTCTTTATATCCAGAAAGCCCTAGTGGATTTTATTTTGCATTAGATCCCGATACTTCTGCGAATGTTATAGGACAGTGGTATCATAGACTTCCATCTGAGACTGGAATAGTAGACTATATGGCATTGGATGTGTTAGGATCATCTGGTGTTCTTTATGATATTGACTTCGCAGAAGTAATGTTCAATCCACCGCCACATATTGCTCGTATAGCATTTGATACTATGCATGGCAGAAGAGTCAATAATACAGAAGATACATTCAATATACAACAGTTTCCTATTTTTCCAGCATTTCAAAAAACAGACGGTTCATTAATTGGGCTAACTGGCCGTGAACCAGCATCATTAAGAACTCATAATGATTATAATATTCAACACGTATCATCTGGAGATATTAGATTAGATGGTTATGTATTATTTGATGATACAAAACTATATCTAGACAGAAATGGCAACATTTTTGATACATCATCTACTGATTTTACTTTTGTATCTCAAGGACTTAGATCTGTACATTTGGGCGGCAATATGTCTGGAGCTAGAATTTTTGCTGATCCTACTGCACAAACATCGGGTGTATATCGTATAGCGGCAATAAATAGATTTACAAATTTTCCTAATACAACAATAGAATCAGGTAAAATGAGCTTCTGGCCAAGATTAGAATTCTATTGGCCAAGTGGTATTGGAACAGATGCTACAAAAATAGGATCAACTACTACAACAGCTAATCTTGGTTATCATATTTTTGATGAAACTATTTGGATTTTGGACTGTTCATCAACAATAAGTTCTGCATTACCATCTGGATTAGCAGTATTATCTCCATTTACAAAACATAGATTATGGGTACGTTATGCAGATCAAACTCCATTTATTTCTACTGTAAGTTTTGGTGCCTTCCCAGTAACGCCAAGTAGTAATTGGTCAACAACAGTTGGCCTTACAAGATCTGCCGCTAATACTATTTATCGTCTTCATCCTACAATTCAGGTTCCATTCACAAGCAGTTCTGGACAATGCAGAGTTGGACATTATAATGATATGTTAGATTTAACAGCCGTTATTACTAGCACATCAGATGTGACTGAACCAAATATTACAAATCAATTTCCTCTCGCGGATGCAGACACTTTTAATGATATGTGGTATGATCCAACCAATGCAGAATATTGGGTATCTAATGGTAGCACTGTAGGATTTGGTTATTGGAAGTTTGATTCTACATTTAAGTATATCAATAAATATATCGTTCCATTCTCTAGTGGAATAACAAAACCTAGAGGAGTAACTATTGGTGGTCAGCAATTTATATTTGATGATGGTTCAGCAGGTCTTGCTTTGAATAGTGGGATCTTTCCAACAACAATTGTTGATGGTACAGAACCATATGACAACACGGGCAATACACCACAGGTTGGTACCATTACATATGGTATTATGAAAAGTATCAATGGTGCTCCTTATGTAGGATTTGCTAACGGTGGTAATATCTTGGACATATTTGAAGTTACAGGAAATGCAAATGTTCAAGATGGAGTCTATGCAGTTGTTCTATGGTATAATTCATTAGGAACAAATGGTGCATTATATATATTGAGAATAGAGGAGGCTGCTAATACATGGGAAATCGCCGCTATTTCTAGAATGGAGACAAATATTACATCACTTGGATTGGGCAGAAGAGAAATGCTCGACATGCCTATTTAGTGTATTTCTACGTGCGTTGGTATTTTGCCATAGCAGTATGGGTTAGACGTTCTCCATTGGGGATAGTTGCCCACGTTTGATGGGATAAAACTATGGTAAGTGGAATTCGTTTTTTTGCATGCTCAGGAGCAATGGGAGGTACTCCAGCAGGACGTGCTACTCCTAATCTTGAAATTTTCAATTTGGAAGCTGGTGCTACAAATAATCCCAATCGTATGGGATTTTTTGGATCAAATGGTGCCCCCACTAGTGCTGTTATAGTTGGACAATATCAAGACCGTACACATCGTTGTGATGAAACTGGTGTTGATTTTGGCACTATGATCAATGTCAAATTTACTGGTGCAAGTACAGCCAGTGTTTCAGGTGTTTCATTTACAGCAGGATTGGCTAATATTCCTCAAAATTCTGGTACTCTATTATGTAGATTTACCGAGCCCAATGGCTCAGCCGTCATTACCCAGAATGCCACATTTCGTGCTATTAATTTGATAGCCGGTTCTGGTGCTCCAAATATTAGTGATTTGGTAAATACGGGTATTACTATTAAAGCTGCCCAACTTCCAGACACTCAAGGATTTGCTGGAAATTCATCTTGGCAAAATATTGATAGTAGCGGATCTGCATTGTCTTTGAATGCACAAAATGGGACTGCTCACGTACATGACTTCCATTTGATTGTAAGTGGAACTCCAACTGCCGCAGGACGCAAGATTAACTTTGCCTACTATCTACAACTTGAATATCTATGATAGATACAAGAGGTTAGGGTGTATGAGGGCGGCTATATGCCGCCCTCAGTTTTTTCCGCCACTTTCATAGAGTCTTGTCATAATGAAGTGTCAACCGCCGTGCTGATATCACCTGCGGATATGATCAAACATGACACTTGCATTTAGTTCAAAACATCCATTTGTTCCTAATCCTAACAAAGACCCGTTAGCCACTCGTTGGATTGCGTCTCTTTCAGATGGAACAACCGTATTTGAAGATGTTACACCGGGCTATAAATCTGCATGGCTTCGTCTTAAAGAGTATGTAGAGATACATAATCTTAGACTTACTAATCTTAGACTTGAAGCCTATGGTCATCGTGTCGTCCTTATACCTTATAAGGATGATTTTGGCAGTCCACAAATTAATGGATATTGGCATTCTAAAAAGGCCGGTGCATTATTTAATGCTGGTGAAATAGGTCAAGTTTCATGGAGCGGTATAGGTATTGTGAAGGGCCGCGAAATCCATGTTACATGGATAGATCATATCGGCAATGTTAGCTATGAAATAAAGCAATACGAAGAAGGCAATCTTGCCTGTATTATCAATGATGCAGTATGAAGTTCAAATCAATCACAACTCCCGATATTGAACATGATGAAGCCAATATTTTGGCCGAAATGATATGGCTTAATAGAGATCTTGCTACCGATATATTTCCATGGCGTGGAGAAAATGGAAAAGAATGGGGTAAGTTAGTTTCGGCTTTAAAGCGTTTAATGGGATCATCATTTGGTCTATCATCTGAACAATTAGCATTTTATATCTACAAGTGCCATACGCAGCATATAAGTTCACCAGAATTTGCAAAGATGGCCGTTGTAGCACGTAAACTTTTCAAGCGATATAATATCAACGAAGTATGTAGACTCTATTCAGACAAACGTAGAGAAGCTATAAAAATTGGGCTTGAAAAAGCAACTTACAAACAAGAAAAACCTAAGACATTACTTACCTTTTTAAGGGAGCTAGAACGTGGCGAAATCCAAGATTGAAAAACAAGCAGAAGAACAACCTAAGAATACCGAAGCCGTAACGTTTGGATTTTTTAGTGGTGAACTTACAGATGAAGAAAAAGGTGTTCGTGTATTTGAAGCGAATACAATGAAAGATCCAGATTCAAATAAGAGCGGATCTCATATGCTTGATTATGATCTAGTGGTTCCATTTCCAGAAGGACGCATAATTGAAATCTTTGGTGGCGAAGGAACTGGAAAGACAACACTTGCTCTTGAAGTTATTGGTAAGGCATTGTCTTCGGATTCCAACAAGATAGCACTTTTTGTCAATATGGAAAAGAGCTTAAACGTTTCTCTCATGAGAACAATTCGCACTTTAAAGCCATTCATTGATGATGCTGTTGAAAACAAAAAGGGATGTCGTTTATGGATTGTTAATGCAACCACAGGTGAACAGGCATTGGAAGCCTTGAAACAATTTGCAGCCATGGTTCCTCATGGTATAGGAGTATTAGATTCTATTGATGCTGCTCAACCAGAAACGGTTCTATCAGGAGAGATTGGTGAAAATAGAGTTGGTAATCATGGCAAGCTTATGTCAGATGCAATGCGAAAACTCGTTGGTATTGCAGAAGCAAATAGCGTATGTTTGATTTTTATCAATCAGCTTCGTGACAAGATTACTATGTATGGTGATCCAGCAGAAACCCCAGGTGGTAAAGCTGTTAGATTTTATGCGACGCAACGTTTACGTCTCAAGACTCCTACAAAAGCAGATATGATTACTCTTGCGGACGGCGAGATTATTGGCAAGTTAATCAATTATAAGATCATAAAAAATAAGTTTGCACCCGAAGGTACCGAAAATGCCTTTCCGCTTCTTTTCAAGAATGGTATATTTAGAGAACAAGAAATCATTATTCAGTGTTGTAATTTTGGAGTTTTGAAGCTTGGTGGTAAAGGGGGTAAGCAAGTATATCTGCCTAAACTTGATAGAGCCTCTGTTGAATTTGCAAAGAAAGATGGCGAGATTGATGGTGCATGGATGAGTCAATTCAATGCGTCTCGTAAACTATTACTTGATCCTGTATTGACTGCAAAACTTGAAGAAGAGCTATCTAAGATTCTAAAAGCAAATAATCAAGATACCACTGGTACATTTGATGAAATTCAAGACGCTGAATAATAGAGAAATTAGATTAGAGATTTTGCCAAGTCGATTTCCTATGCGGTCAAGATCACAATCAAAATCTATTGGCCAGTATAATCTAGGACGTATGTTAAAATCTATATATGGTATGCAAACTCTTATTCTTGAGGAATTTGGTATTCCAGAAGAAAGACTATTTGTAGATTTTTATTTACCACACCATAATTTGGCGTTTGAATTTCAGGGAACACAACATGACGAATTTAATAAGTTTTTTCATGGAGACAAGAGTGGATTTGAAAAATCAAAAGTACGCGATGAACGTAAGCGTCAATGGTGTGATATCAATGACATTGTTTTAATTGAAGTTCGTGATATTGTTTCTACTGATCAGCTTCGTGATTTGATTCAAAAACATAGAGACGATAATGGCTAATATTGCAGCAGAAAAAGTATTCTTGGCTGGCATCATTGCTAATCCAACCAAGCTGTTTGATTATCTTGATTTCCTAACAGATGAAGATTTTCAGCATTCCGCTACAAAAATAACATTTGAAGCTGTTCGTTCCTTGGTGATGAACAAGGAAGTTAGTACAATTACTAAAGCAAAACTGATTGCTGAAGCTAAAGCACTTGGTCATCAAAACTATCTCTCTGCCACAAGAGACGGTCAATGGATAGATGAATTATTACAGGAAAAGATTGGAGAGCATGAGCTTTCAGAACATTTCCTAGAAATAAAACGGCAAACACTCAAGGACAATTATAAGAAGGCATTTGAAGAAACATCAAATTATCTAGCATCAACAGCCGACCCATTATCTATAATGATTGGTAAAGTTGAAGATGCCGTAATTAGTCAAGTTAATACTCTTGATCGTGGTCGTAATGCACCCATTCAATTAACTAAAGGTATTTGGGAATTTATAGATGATCTTGCTTCCGATCCTGGTAATCTTGGTATTGATCTTGGTTATCCAGTATGGCAAGATCGCGTTGGTCAATTCAGAAATGGTTCGCTTACATTGGTTGTTGCTACTGCTAAAGCTGGAAAATCGCAATTTGCTTTGCGTGCTGCATTAAATGCTGCACGTAGAAAGCTTCCAGTTTTATTATTAGATAGCGAGCTTAATAAAAATGATCAGATGATTCGTATTGCTGCAATGATGACTCGTGTACCATTTCAATATATTGAAACTGGATTCTGGCGTATGACACCGGATCAATTGCGACAACATGGAGTTACGGACGAACAACAGATTGCACATATTCAAGAATGTGGTCGCCGTCTTCGCGATCCAGAACTTAGAGAGCGTGTATCTGCATTACCAATTACATATCAATCTATTTCTGGAATGGACGTGTCTGCTGTAATACCACATCTTCGTCGTTGGCTTCTAAAGGATGTTAAGCCTGATCGTACAACAAAGAATGCACAATGTTTAATTGTATACGATTATATTAAGCTAGCAACAATAACAGATTTAAAGGCAAATCGTAATATAGCTGAATGGCAAATGCATGGTATTAATGTTGGTATGCTTCATGATACTATGCGTATGTATAATGTTCCATGCTTGGCATTTGGTCAAACAAATAACGAAGTAGATGATGGTATTCATTGTGTTGCTGGTGGAAAACGCATTAGTGAAAATGCTACATCTGTTAGTTATCTAAAGAGGAAATCAGATGATGAAAGAGCGTTTGATGGCACTGGCAGTCACTTTATTCGAGTATTTGTTACCCGTTATGGTGCGGGTACACCAATTGGGCATATTAATTTCGAGACTGATTTAAGTTGTGGCGAATTTAAAGAGCTTGGAATAAGCAATATAAATTTCAACGAAGAAAAACAAAAGAGACTTGAAGCTTATAAAAAGGGGAAAAAAGATGACGACAAAGATGAGTGATGATGAAAAGAAGGCGTTGAAAAATCACGCCAATCGAAACATCACTTATTTATTGGACAAATTGGCGATTAGTTATACTGATCGTGGCGACGGACTTATTCAATCCATTTGCCCATGCAAACAACATGGTGGTGATAGAAATAATTATACTGCATTTAGTTGGCGTCCAGATATTGGAAAATGGGTATGTTGGACACATCATTGCGAAGATGCTCGTGGCAATGATATATTTGGATTGGTAAGTAGTGTTCTTGGAACCAATTTCAAAGACACTGGCAAATGGATTTATGAACGTCTTGAAGAAAAAAACGTAGATGTTTCAACAGATACATTACCATTAGAGATTCAATCTCGTGGCACTGTTTTACATACACATGAGCCATTAAAAGAAGAGCAATTGAAATTCTTACAAATGGATCCAGAATATCTTATTCAAAGAGGATTTAGCAAAGAAGTATTACGTGATTATCAAGTTGGTCTTTGGCAGCGTTTAGGAACATTTATGCATGATCGAGTTGTGTTTCCAATTAGAGATCATGAAGGATTTTTAGTTGGTTATACAGGAAGAACAATTCATCCTAAAAGTTATTTTGAAGACAAGGGATTGCAATTCACAAAATGGATTCATGGAAGATACTTTAATCAATGGCCAAGACGTGGCGATTTATTGACGGGATCGATATTGTTTAATCTCAATAGATCGAAATATCGTCTTGGACAAAATAAGAGTATGATTATTGTAGAGGGTCCGCTCGATGGAATGAAGTTGGAAATGGCAGGTATACATAATTGGGTTGCAACACTTGGAACTAAATTTTCTGCAAACCATAGAACCTTGCTTGTAAAGTATGGAGTAACAGATCTTCATGTGGCATATGACAATGACGAAGAACGAGGCCCCAAGAAACTCAAAGCTGGTGAAGATGGATTCAAAAGAGTTGAGCTTATAGTTGGTGATATATTCAATGTCCATAGAGTAAATATTCCAGGCCATGATTGTGGTGAATTATCAACAGAACAATTACAGTCACTTTTTAAAGGCGTAGGATGCTGAAACTAAAGACATGTTCACCGTCACGTATCAAGACATTTGATATGTGTAAATTCAAATACTGGCTAACTTATCATTGTCCCAATATTGAATTGAAATCTAATTGGGGTGCGGCACACGGCTCTTTATTACATGATATTCTAGAAAATCTTGCAAATAAAGTAGACACTGATTGGATGAAGCGTCTATATACTGGATATGCTGGAAAGCTTGAAACATTAGATAGAAAAGGCGAAAAGGAGATAATGAAGTCTCCTTTGATTTGGGCCAAGCCAGGAGACTTTCAAGAAAAAAAACCACGTTGCGATACTTGTCCATATAAACAAAATGATCATTGTGCAATATCATTGGATCCATTGGATGCTCTTAAGGGTTGTCCTAAAGAATTATTTGATACTTCAGTTAGTATGTTAGAGACAACAATTAAAAGATATCGAAATGGCATATGGGACAAAATGTTGCGAGATTCTAACGGCACACCAATTGGAACAGAATATTCATTTGAAGTAAAAGCCAATGGTTCTGATGTGCCCATTATTGGTATTATGGATCTTGTAATAGAAGAAGATCCAGAGACAATTCATATCATAGATTATAAGACTGGTGGATGGACACAAGATTATAAAGAATGCTGTGAAGATGTTCAAGTTAAAATATATTCAATGGCTGCTCGTAAAGAATTCATAGAAGACGTAAACAACAAAGGATATAAATACAAAAATATTATTCTGACATTTGATTATTTTACAGCTTCGCCCATTACTCTTGCTTTTACAGCGGAAGAAGATGCCAAAACAGAAAAATGGACGGCAAATAAAATTCGCGAAATAGAATCAACCGAATGGATTGATCGTATAGTCAGAAGTAATGAAGAATTTAACAATCGTGGAGCATGGAAATGCAGATCGCTTTGTGATACTGTTGTGTGTGCTTCTAACTGGAAGGGAAAGTTCAAAATAGAATGATGGCACGTATATCAAAAGACTGGGTTGATGCTTATTTCGACTTTGGTGTTGATGTAGCCAATAGAAGAGTTTTTCTTTTTGATGATGTAGATTCAAATAGTATTGGTGCCGTCATTAAGGGCTTATATTTAATGGAGTCACAAGACAAAACCAAACCTATTGAATTATTTATTGGTTCTTTTGGTGGTGATGAATATGAAATGTTTGCCTTATATGATGTTTGTAGAACGTTAAATAGTCCCATTCATACAACTGCTATTGGCAAATGCATGAGTGCTGCTCCATTGCTTGTTGCCGCTGGAGAAAAAGGAAATAGATATGCTACTCCTCATACATTTTTTATGGTTCATGAAGCATGGGATGATATGGGTATAAGACGTATTGATGAATTAAAAATAGATCTTAAGCATTATGAAGAAATGGGAGAAAGATGGGCAGAGCTTATGGCTAAACATAGCATCAAAGATGTTAAATTCTGGAAGAATCTTTGTAAGCGAGTTGGTAATACATATTTCAATGCTGAAACCGCACTTGAATGGGGATTGATAGACATTATTTGGGATCAAAAAGAAGAATGAAATCTATAGTTCGAATCATATGTTGGGAACGTTCACATGTGAACGAATTATCCATGAACAAAGCCCAAGAAAAAAAGCTTGAGGCCGATATACCCAAGCTCAAAAAAGTTTGTCCAGATTGCAAACCAAATAATTGTCATATAGTAATTGTAAATGGAACAACCATATTCAATCCTGCTAAAGCTTATAAGTGCGAACATGGACATCTTAGTTTGATATCGCCATTAAGCACAACGCTGCATGTTTCATTTGGTCCACATAACGAAAGCTTTTTTAATATAGAGGCACACATAGATGATCTACCTGATCTACTGGACAGTAAAGACATTTCATGTCATCATGTAGTAGACGGGAAACAATGCGACTCTAAGCTAGATGCAATCGATGATTTTAAGCTTTCATATCCTTCTGCGACAGCAATAAGAACAAAAACACGAATTGGAGATCTTTGGGATCGTCATGGTATTGAACCAGTAAGAACTGGATCATATGATGGAGACAATAATTTCAAAGAAAGTCGCACACAAAAAGCAAATAAAGCAAGATTGACTCGGCTTCGTCAAGAGCGAAATATACCAGTAAATCGTACACCTGGACAGATAGTAGATAAGGCCACTCAGAATGATTATGGGCATAGAGATAAATCATCCGTTAATCCAGAAAGATTAGAATGAGCTTCACACATCTTAGTGTTCATTCTAAAGCCTCAATGCTTTATGGTTCTGCAAATGTTAAAGATATCATAAAGAAGGTAAAAGAACTTGGACAAACATCTGTAGCACTTACTGATTATTCCAACCTATTCAATGCTATAGAATTTTATAAGCAAGCAAGGGCTGCAAGCATTAATCCTATTTTGGGTATTGATGTTTTCTTTTGTGAAGATTCTGAGCAATTACGCATTCAAAAGATTCGTCAGGTGTCGCATTTGATACTTTTGGCAGAGAATGACATTGGTTGGAAGAATATTACTCGAATTGTATCTGAGTCCAATAATGAAATCAACTACTATTATAATCCTCGTGTGGACTTTAAACTATTAGAGAAATATAAAGATGGCGTTATTTGTTTGACTGGTGGCAGTTTAGATGGCGTGATAGCCAAACATTTGTTTGACAAGCCATCAGAAGATGGACAAAGCGTTGAACCCGCAGCCACATTTAAGGCCGAAGGTCTTGTACGTCGTTTCTTGAAGATCTATGACAAGGATCATTTTTATCTAGAGGTTCAATCAACTGGTCTTCCACAACAAGAACAAATTAATTCGCGTCTTCGCTCAATTGGATTGAAGTATGGACTTCGTACAGTTGCTACTGGTAATGTACATTATGTTAATCAGCACGATGCTGAATCTCATAGAACATTACTTCAAATGAGTGAAAATTCATATAGTAAATCGACATTCACTGATTTTTCGCATGAAGAATATTATTTGAAAACTCGTGAACAATTGTTAGAGTCTGGATTACAAGAAGACGAGCTTGATATAACAAACGAAATTGCAAATCGTTGTCATGTAGAAATTGATACAAGCAAGAGAAGATTGCCTAAATATGCGTTTATACCTGATGGCAAGACATCCAATGAATATTTGATGGAACTAGCAAATGATGGTCTAATACGTATTCCTAAAGTAGCCGGTATGGCTGACGAATATCATGATCGTCTTTTGCGTGAATTGTCAGATATTCAAGACATGGGATTTGCAGATTACTTCTTGATTGTCCATGATGTTGTTTCATGGATTAGAAATAAAGGCATTTTATTGGGGCGTGGTCGTGGATCTGCTGGTGGTAGTTTGGTAAGTTATTGCCTAGGTATCACGGATATTGATCCTCTTCAATATGGTTTGATATGGGAACGTTTCTTAAATAAGGGTCGTGGAGGATTGCCCGATATAGATACAGACGTTCCTCGTTCAAAACGTCAACAAGTATTAGAATATATCCGAAATAGATTCGGAGAAAAAAACGTAGCACAGCTTGTCACTTTCAATGGTTTACAAGCAAGAGCAGTTCTAAAGGAAGTTTTCCGTGTTTATGGAATGCCATTCGATGAAGCCAATAAAATAACTTCATTGGTTCCAGCAAAAAATAATGAACACGTTGCAATTTCATTAGATGAAGCTATTGAATCTGTAAAAGAACTAAAAGAATATTCAGAAAAGTATAAGCCATGGTTTACAATTGCTCGTGCATTAGAAGGCTGTTATAAATCAACTGGGTTGCATGCTGCTGCTGTTGTTATTTCTGATATTCCGTTTGATGAAAGTTCTTATCCATTAACAAGATCTAAAGATGGAGATCCAATTTTTGGATGGGACATGAATACTGTTGATGGTCTCAATTTATTGAAATTGGATATTCTAGGCTTGAATACTCTAGATGATATCCAACTGACAATGGAACTTGTTAGTGAACGTCGTGGTATTGAATTATCTAGAGCAACAATTCCTCTTGATGATCCTGTAACATATGCTATGATTGGCAATGGCTTTACTGTTGGCATTTTCCAAATTGAAAAGCAGCTTGGAAGAACTTGGAGCAAGAATCTAAAGCCAGAAAATATTGATCAACTCTCAGACTTAGTTTCACTTATTCGTCCTGGTCCAATGGAAAGCGATATGCATACACAATATCGCGACGTAAAGATGAATGGTGCTGAGCCAACATATATACATGAGCTATTAGAACCAATCCTAAAAAATACATATTCTGGTTTGTTATATCAGGAACAAGTTATTGAAATTTGTCGTGTTTTGGCCGGTATGTCATTGATAGATGCCGATAAAGTTCGTAAATCTATGGGTAAAAAGAAGCCCGAAGAAATGAAAAAATGGCAGGAGATCTTTGTTTCTGGATGTAGCAAGAACGGTATTGATCCAGATGTAGCATTAGCTATTTGGAGCTATGTAGATAAGTTTGCTGGATATGGATTCAATAAATCTCACGGTGTTGGATATGCTCTCATGGCATATGAAACAGCATATTTGAAAGCTAATTATCCAATTGAATTCTTGTGTGCGAAACTTACAAACGCAGATGGCGAACTCGAAAAGCTTAGTGGTTTGGTTTATGATGCCAAGCTTTTTGATATTCAAATTACTCCTCCGCGTGTTACACATGGCAATAAAGATTTTTCTATTGTCACAGACAAACAAATTGCCTTTGGTCTAACTGCCCTTAAGGGCGTTGGAGCTACAGCCGTTAATGATATTATCAAAATGTCAAAAGATCTAAAGACCTTTGATGATATTATTTGGAAATGGGCAACCACCAAGAGCAAGGTTACAAGTGCTACAATGATGGCCCTTATCAAGGGTGGGGCATTTGATGATCTCATTGAAAGCCGTATTCGTGGAGCAACACGCCTTCATTTGTTAGATTCGCTTACTGACAAAGAACGTGAAAGTATTCGTCTTTTGATGCAGATAGAAACCGATGTTGTTGATTGGGTAAGATTTATCAAATCGCTTTCTGACGATTCAAAGGCTGAAATAATAAAAGATAAATATGGCGTATCTGTTCCTAATGTACGTCGTCGTTCTGCAATAAGAGAACTCATTACAGAATATGATTCTCAAGATCTTTTTGATTCTAGATCACAAAGAATAGTATGGGAACAGTTTTATCTTGGTATATCTTTAAGTGGTAGTGAAGCAGATGTATATAAGGCACGACATAAATGCGTTGATCTTGTGAGAGGATCTTCTGCTGATATGCGTTTTGAAATTGCTGTATGTATTGATGGTGTTAGAGAAATTGTCACAAAGAAAGGCGATCCAATGGCATTTGTGACAGCACGAGACAATACATATCAAATGGATAATATAGTTGTTTTCCCTAAGACTTTTGCAGCATGCAAGGGACTTTTGGAATCTGGAAATGTGATTAGAATTACTGGTAAGGTAGATGATCGTGGATCACTCATTGCTGATGTTGTGGAGAGATTAAAATGATACTATATGAATATGATCACGAAGATATTGGATTGACAGATCGACAACGTCAATTAGCAGAACTTGGAATGGTTAAAGTTGAAGATCTTTCTGCCAAGATAAAAGACATTATTAACAAACGTGCTAAAGATGGATGGGAGCCATTTTATCCATTTTCTGTGCCATTACTATGGTTCAAACGAGTTGCTATTAAGAAGTCGAAAAAGAATTGACATTTTATAGAATGAAGTCATTATATGTTTGACTATGCAACAGTTCATGCTCTTGGTAGAGCCACTAATGATGCAACATTTTCAAGATCAGAAGATGGAAGAATAGTTAAGGCTGTATTCACGATAGCATGTAATATTCCAATACAACGTAATGATGAAAAAATCACCAAGACTATTTATCGTCGCGTTATGGTTATTGGATCATATGCTACTTATGTACAAAAATGCCAAGACGAAGACGGCATTAAGGGTCGTTTAATAAACGTTGTTGGTATTATGGATGATGAAAAATATTACGAAGATGGTCAAGACCAATATAGAGAAGTCATTCGAGTTTCGCCAAGTGGATTTATCAAGATCATGGACCGGAGAACAAGACGTGATGTCTGATGATATTGTGTTAAGCATACTTGATCAATATCATCCACTGGTTAGATATATTGCCAAATGTGCATATCATTCTTCGGCAACATTAGATATCGAAGATCTTTATCAGGTTGGTGATATGGCTGTATTGCGTGCTGTGAAGTCTTATGATCCATCATTAGGTAGTAACATAAAATCATTTGTATCTGATTCTGTTAGAAATGCAGTCTTTAAAGAAGCTGCTCGTTTTTTAGGAGCATTAACTGTAGACGCAAGAACAACCAATCAAGCTTCGTATGTTGTTAAACTACATGAAAAAGGAAAGTCTGATAAGGAAATAGCAGACATCTTAACAGAAAAATATAATCGCAAATTTGATATAGACCATGTTCGTGATTTACGCATTACATATAGTCGTAGACAATATGTTTCAATTGAAGATAATATTACAACAGAAAATGATGTTACAATAAACATGATCGACGATCTGCTTGAGAGTGTCATTAAAGATAATATTGATCGTATTATTTTAGCCAAAAGAATTCTTGGAACTAGTTCTGTAAAGCAAGTAGCAGAATATCTAAAAACAACAAGCAAAATTATATATGAGCGTGAAGCAGATTTAAAGAATCGAATCAAGCGTGCTATTGAAGGTGCTGAATGAACTATAAAAAAAGAATAATGTTTGTTGGTGAAGCTAGTTTTTTGAACACTGGTTTCTCAACCTACTATCGTGAATTATTGCCACGATTAGTAGCAACTGGCAAATATGAAATTGCCGAACTTGGTTCTTATGCTGCACAAAATGATCCCAGAGTACAAGAGTTTATTGCTGGTCGTTGGAAATTCTATGGTGTTATGCCAATCAATGCAGAAGAAGCACAAGCGTTTCAGCAACCAAGCCATCCAAGAGCACGCGGTCAGAATACTAATCAGTTTGGCGAATATAAATTCGCATCTGCACTTGTTGATTTTAAGCCTGATATTGTTGTCGATATTCGCGACTGGTGGATGTTAGAGTTTCAAGAGCGTAATGTATTTCGTCCATGGTATAAATGGATAGTTATGCCAACTGTTGATGCCGAACCCCAACAAGAAGAATGGATACAAACATATGAAAATGCCAATATGGTATTGGCATATTCAGATTATGGAATTCATACTCTGCGTCGTCAATCTTCCTTAGCCCCAAATGGTAAGAGAAGTATGAAGATTTTTCCCAAGGCAATGAGACCGGGTGTTGACATTCATTCTTTCAAGCCTGCCGACAGAAAGGCAATTAGAGAACATTGGAATATAGCACAGGACATTCCAGTGATTGGGACAGTTATGCGTAATCAAAGCCGCAAATTATATCCAGATCTAATTGATGCTTTTGCATTAATGAAGAACAAGTATAAGGGCGATTCGCAAGTTGATAAAGCTGTTTTATTGATTCATTCGTGCTGGCCAGATAATGTTTTTTCTTTTGATTATCCTCGTCACGTATATCGTCTTGAAAGATATGAATGGATGGATAATCATAAGAAGGGATTACGTGGCGATGTTCTACAATCACTTTATTGCCATTCTTGTAAGCAGAGTTCGATAACCTTTGCTATGAATTTGTGGAGTCGTCCAATTCAAGATGGTCGTGTCAAGATGCCATGCTGCTATTGTGGCAAGAATGAGGCTTCGCCACCTAGCACAAACATAGGATTCAATCGTGAAGATTTGGCCAAGCTTTATAACTTGATGGACTTGTATGTTCAATGCTCTATATGTGAAGGTGACGGAATGCCTATACAGGAAGCTAAAGCATGTGGTGTTCCTGCATTAGTTGTAGATTATACCGCTATGCGTGAAAAGGGCAAATATCCAAATTATTCACACTTTGAAGAAAGTGGTATAACAGAAGATAACTATACTTGTAATAAAGGTGGTGATGTTATTGATGTTGGTCGTTACTATTATGAGCCTGAAACATCATGTAAAAGAGCCCTGCCAGATATTGAAGATCTAGCATTGAAAATGCGTAATATGATAAGCGATAAGAATCGCTTAGAGCAGCTTAAGATTGATGCACGTAAATGTGTTGAAGAAAATTATGATTGGGACAAAGTATGGCATCAATGGGAATATGTATTCGACAACGTAAAGATATTGGATCGTTTAGAAACATGGGATAGTCCTATCGCTGAGATTGATGAAGTTAAGCCTATTCCTGTTCCTGGTAATCTCAGCGATGAGCAATTTGTATCTTGGTTATATCTCAATGTTTTGAAATATCCAGCCGTTGATACAGATGGTGCCAAGATGTGGATTTCACATTTGCAGCAAGGAGTTACTCGTGATCAACTTATGCAACAGTTTGTTGCAATAGGAAATCAACAATCTAGTGCAAGTAAGATTCGTGATCAGATTCGTATTCAGGTGGATGGAAAGGCCGTTCCAGCAATAAAGAGATCTCAAGAATTTGTATGAATAATATAGCTAGGCAGTTTGGCAATGCAATGAGAACATTGAATGAATTTACTATTAGAGAAATTTTTGCTTCTCTTGGACAAAAAACTGATACTCCTGGAGAATTGATCATATGGTTTAAAGACGGTACTTATATCACGAATAGATGGTTTAGAACAGGTGATACTTTAGATAGTGAAATGAAAGCACTATGTGTTAGAACACATATCGAAACATTATGAAATTACTTTTTACTGGTCCGCTACTTGATTTCTCGGGCTTTGCCCATGCCTCTCGTATCTTCTTGCGTACTCTATTGCAAGATAATAATATTGATGTAACTGCTCGTGCCTTGAAATATGATCAGCTTGATACTGGACAACAATTCGTACCAGAACAATGGTTATCTGATGCCTTGAATAGGGATTTACAAGGTATCGATATGGCCATTCAAATGACAACATGTAATGTTGAAGCTGTTCCTGTTCCAGGTATATTGAATGGCTTATTTACATTCTTGGAAAGCAGTCATATTCAAACTTCATGGGC